GTCGGCTGTTCGTACCGCAAGAGACACTTAAGCAAGGCACCAGCCCCCTCAAGAGGATCCTGAGGAGGTTTGGCATCCACGTAATAGCCCTTAACCAAGGGGCTGTGGGTGTACGGATCCAGCGTCTGGAATTGATACCCCAGCGCTGACTCCCTGCCAAGCACCGGTGAGGTTGGAGCTACATTCGGAAAGAACCTCAAAATTCTTCCAAGGTAGTTATCCATCCACGCAGCAGAGCCCCAAAGACCAGCCCAATAAAGCTGGTTTCTGAGAGCAACTGCTGCAATCACACCAGTAGCGTCCTGCCGTTGTGTCGGAAGTACCTGACGGACCTTGACAATGCTTACGTCATGGCCATCATAATACTCTCGACCGCAAGATTCTCTGAACCTTCCAGTCCAGAAAGACTTGCTGATGTTGACTTTGTGCCCAAAAGCACTCAGCTCATCAACAACGGACAGCACATATTCTCTGGGGACGACAATGTCGTCGCCAAAGACACGCACCTGCTGACAAAAGGGCATGACATCCCCTTCGTCAGAAAGTGGAGCACTAAGCTCCCTTTCAATTCCGAGAAAGATGGTGGTCAAGAAGACCATCGCCTCAATCGGAAAGCAGAGAGCTGAACCCATAGACGCGAACTTGGCCAGACGCAAAACGCCAAAGCCAGGTACGTCAGCCTTTCTGGAGCGAGTTGCCTGAATCGCCTCTAGCAATAGAGGACGATGGGCAAAAAGCGCCAGTACATGCTGATTCGAGACTCGATCAGAAGCTTCGCTAAGATCTAGCGTAGCAAGGTCTCCACTGAGAGAACCTTGTTGAGCCATGAGCCGGTTAGGCTCTTGGTCATCAATTCCGATCATGGACGAGAGGGGGTAAAACCTCTGAAGTCCATCGCGAATTAGACGAAAGATTGCTTGTTGCATATATTGCATACAAGCAGGTTCGATCGCGATAATTCTAGGAGAATCGAGCGATTTAGGAACCGTGATCACCCTTACAGGGATCTCGGAACCAGGTTCGAGGATGTCAAACCTAGGAACCAGCCCACTATAACAGTGTGCTGTAGCCGACTCGCCATAATGGCGGTCAGAACGAATGGAACCATTAAAATGGCCATTCGGAACTAGGTAGTCTTCAGCCAAGAAAATTG